CGACAGCGACGGCCTGACGATTGCACAAATCAGGCCGATGTTCCCCGACATGACGCAGACGCAGATTGCGAACGACCTGAAAGGCATGAAGCGGGCGGGGCGCGTCGGGCGCTTGGCTTTGATCTGAGGCCGACAGGCAGGAAGGGGCAGTGAGATGAGCAGTACATACGAAACATGCAACCCAATGGGTAAATACGGAAGAGAAATAACGCCAAAATACCTGAGGGAGATTTTGAGCTACGACGCAGAGACGGGATCACTTACATGGAGGCCAAGAGGCGTCGATCATTTCCCCGCTGCCGTCGCCCGGTCGCGGGTGCACAACATGAACTTGTTTAATGCCAAGTACGCAGGAAAGGAGGCTTTCACTAGCGTAAATGCTCATGGCTACAGGAGCGGCGGTATCTGCGGGAAAGTGCTAAAGGCGCATAGGGTGGCCTGGGCAATTCATTTTGGTGAATGGCCGCTAAAGCAAATTGATCATAAAAACGGAAACAGAGAAGATAATAGATTATCGAATCTGAGAGAGGTGGACCCATCTGGCAATGCGAAAAATACAAAGGTAAGGGATGATAATACAAGTGGGCACATTGGGGTAAGCCTGTTCAAGCTGAGCGGTAAATGGAGGGCGTATATAAGTGTAAGTGGTAAGCGCGTTTCATTGGGTCATTTTGAGAGATTTGATGACGCCGTGGCTGCTAGGGAGGCCGCAGAAAGAGAGCATGGATATCACGCAAACCACGGCAGGACTTCAGTATGAATTCGATCTACGCAATCAACACGACGCGCGGAAAAGAGTTCGACGTTGCGGAGGAGCTTCGCAGCATCGGCCTGCACCCGTGGGTGCCGATCAGGCTGGAAAGCCGATACGTCAAGGAAAAGCGGGCCGCTGTCTGGTATGACAAGCCATACGTGCCAAAACTGATGTTCTGCGTCATCCCGGCGATCTACTGGCGTGACGTGGTGGAGCAAAAGCACATCATCGGAAAGCCGGTGGAGCTGTCGCGCATGGACATTCAGGGGATGCCGTCAGTCAAAGGACGCCCGCCGCGTTATGGCCTTCGCGACTTCAAAGCCGCCGTAGAGGCCGAATATGCCGACGCAGAGCGACTCAAGGCCAATAGCGAGTATCAATGCCAGTATCGGCCAGGACAGGCGCTAGAGATGCTTGCAGGGCCGTTCGAGGGACTTACTGGCGAGTTCAAGAAGGTAATCCGCCGAGCACACGACGATTATTCGCGCCTGCAAGTGGAGATCGAGGTGTTCGGGCGCAGGACAGCGATGGAAGTGGATCCGGACAAGGTAAGAGCGAAAGGTTAATGTGACCTAACCTGAAATGGAGGCGGCATATGATTTTTATATTTCAAGTCAGATATTCTGGGTGGCCATGCGATGGCAAGTGGGTCGCCTGTGTGGAAGATGAATCGATTAGATGGGTAGAACCATACCTCGAGGAGCTTATTGATGACGTAAAAGGTTCAGGCGATCAGGCTGCGGCAGACGCCTCGGACGAGATTAGGCGTCGATGTTTTTTAGCTGGTGGGGATACTCCGAATGAGGCGCTTTCAAGGCTATTGGCAAACCATGAAGCGGCCAATTCAATTCATGGGTATGGATAGTTGCGCAGTTGCGATTTGGGTGTTATGTTCGCATCAGAGGTGGATCGCCTGATTTCGGATCGGGCCACCTTGCAACCACGCGCCCCCGGTGACGGAACTGAGGAAAGGGCGCGTGTTTTTGCATGAAAAATCACCAAGGCTCACAGGCTGAGAAGAAATCCTTCTGCTGAAAGTCACCGTTGACGATCACGCCGCCGAAGTGAGTAAACCCGACATATCCGCCGAGACGGTTCTTGCCGTTGACCTCACCACATACGCGCCGCTCCTGTTTCCCGTCTGCAAGCAGCACATCAGCTGCACGGATGTTGCGGAACTGTGCGGTGAATGGATCAAAGAAATCCTGTGTCACTTCTGATTTGATTTCTGCAACCTGTGCAGAGGAAAGCCGAACGGGCGTTGTGCTTTCAATCTCAGTCATCTGAACGCATCCAGCTAAGGCAGCAAGAGGTGCAATCATCCACAAACGCATGGCATATCCCTTTGGCTAAAGACATAGCAAGCCATAACCCATTCGCACGGTTCAAGGCAAAGGGGAAAGTTCAGGCGCATCGCGCACGTCCTAGGGACAAGCGAGAGCGTGGCAACGCAAGACAACGGGGATACAGTAGCAGGTGGGACAAGTTCCGCGCTGCATTCCTCGCTGCAAATCCAGTGTGCATCTACTGCCTGAACAGCACGGGCCGAGTGACACCGGCAACCGTGGTCGATCACATCATCCCCCACAAAGGAGACCCCGACTTGTTCTGGCCAGATGGCGATCCACAAGATCACTTCGCCCCATGCTGCAAAGCCTGCCACGATGGACCAAAGGCCAAGGCAGAAAGCGTAGCAGAGAGGCAGGGCAGGGATGTGCGGACCATCATGAAGCAATGGGGCCTGCTTCCGGAGAATTTTACGGGGGGTGGGTCAGATTTCTGACAGGTTTTGCAGGGGACCGGCGCGGGGCGTCACTTTTTTGCAACGTCAAAATGAAACCAAAAAGTGAAGGGGCTTAACATGGCAGGCAGAAAGCGCAAGCCCGACTCGCTGAAAGTCATTGAAGGCACGGCCCGTCCTGATCGTGTGAACGAGGATGCGCCCGTAGCCGCGAAGGGCGTTGCGGTTGCCCCGGCTTGGCTGTCCGAGCGGGCGGCTGAAATCTTTTCCCGGCTGTGCGCCACGCTTGATGGCATGGGCATCGCGTCACCTGACGATCAGGACAACCTGGCGATGCTGGCAAGCCGGATCGAGGAAATCGAGATTTGCACGGCTGTGATCGAGGACAGCGGGCGCACGTATGAAAAGCGCGACGAGGATGGCAACATTCAGATGATCCGTTCGCGCCCGGAGGTCGGGCAGCGCAACGAGGCGATGCGTCATGCTCAATCGCTGCTGTCTGAGTTCGGGCTTTCCCCGGCGGCGCGGGCCAAGGTCAGCGCCGGTAAGACGGCAGACGAGAATCCGTTTGCGGCTCTGGGGTGACTGATTACTGCGCCGTCGCGGAACAATACGCCCGCGACGTTACATCTGGTGAAATTCCCGCAAGCAAGTGGATCAGGTTGGCCTGCCAGCGACACATTGACGATCTGGCTTGGCAGGACGACGACGATTTCAAATTCCGGTTCGATGAGACGGCGGCAAACAAGGTCTGTGCCTTCATTGAACTGATGCCGCACACGAAAGGCAAATGGGCGGCGCAGCGCGAAACGCTGAAACTTGAGCCTTGGCAGGTGTTCTTTGTCTGCGCTGCGTTCGGGTGGATGCGCCGCAAGGACAACACGCGCCGGTTTCGCCGGGTGCTTTTGCTGGTGCCTCGCAAAAACGGCAAGTCAGCACTGGCGGCGGCAATCGGTCTTTACATGCTCTGCGCCGATGGAGAACACGGCGCAGAGGTTTATTCGGGGGCCACGACAGAGAAGCAGGCTTGGGAGGTGTTCAGGCCCGCGCGACTGATGGCGCAGAAGCGGCCAGATATGTGCAGTCATTACGGCTTGGGCGTGAACGCATCGAACCTGCATATTCTTGGCAATGAAAGCCGGTTTGAGCCGCTGATTGGCAAACCCGGCGATGGCGCGTCACCGTCCTGTGCAATCGTTGACGAATATCACGAACACGACACCGACCAGATGTTCGACACGATGGAAACCGGCATGGGCGCGCGTGAGCAACCCATGATGCTGGTGATCACCACGGCGGGCGACAATATCGCAGGCCCTTGCTACCTGATGCAAGAGGAAGCGCAGCGGATGCTGGAAGGCACCGCAGAAGATGATTCAACGCTGGCCCTGATCTACGGGATCGACAAGGACGACGACTGGCAAGACCCTGACGTTTTGCGAAAGGCAAACCCGAATTTCGATGTTTCGGTGAGTGCTGATTTTCTGCTGAGCCGCCAACGCGAGGCGCTGGCCAGCCCGCGCAAGGCTGGCGTTTTCAAAACCAAGCACCTGAATGTCTGGGTGCAGTCGCGCGATGCGTATTTCAACGTGGCGCGCTACATGGAAATCAAGGACGAAAGCTTGTCGCTGGATCAGTTCGAGGGGCAGGAGTGCATCATCGGCGTCGACCTTGCCGAAAAGCGAGATTTGACGGCGGTTGAACTGCTTTTCCAGCACCAAGGTGGATACGCAAGGTTTGGGAAGTTCTACGCGCCAGAGGAAACGATAGAGCAGCCTGAAAATGAGCATTACCGGCTGTGGCGCGACACCGGGCGGCTGATCCAGATCGACGGGGCTGTGACCGATCAGAAAATCATCTTCGATGACGTGATCGAGTTGCTTTCTCAGTTCGACGTTCGGGAAATCGCCTTTGACCCGTGGCATTCGCGGCAAATGGCCGTGGATTTGATGGAACATGGCGCAAACTGCGTGGAATACCGCAACAGTCCGAGCCTTATGAACGAGCCTATGAGGGCAATGGACGCCCTGATCGCTGACGGGAAATTCTATCACGATGGCGACCCGGCCTTTACCTGGATGCTTTCAAACGTGGTGAACGGATCGCGCAACAGCGATCTGCACCGGCCCGCGAAAGAGCGCGGCGAAAACAAGATTGACGGCCCTGTGGCGGCGATGATGGCGCTCGGGCGGTGGCTGATGGACGAGGCTGCGGATGCCCCGACGCCTTGGGACGTTGACCCGGAATTTAGCATGGTGAATTGATGTTCGGACTTGGCAAGAAAAAGCAGGCTGAACAGCGCGCCGGTATCACGGCGGTGCAGAGTTCACCAACTGCGGCGCAGATTTTCCGGCCTGATTTCTGGGATAAGATGGTTGGTGCAACGGTTGTCACGCCTGAGAGCGCGCTCGGCGTTCCGGCAGTCTGGGCGGCTGTGAATTTCATCGCCGGGACAATCGCTGGCTTGCCCTTGCAGGTGTATCGCAAAGAAAAGGACGGGCGAAAGCGCGTCACTGGCGGCATTGCTCCGATTTTGCATGACGCGATCAACGACGAATGCACGTCATTCGATTGGCGGAAATATACCTTTGAGCGCATCCTGACGACCGGGCGGGCGTTCACCTTCATCGAGCGCAACGAACAGGGCCGGGTGATGAACCTATGGCCGCTTGATCCGTCGAAGGTCGAAGTGAAGCGCGAAGGCGGGCGACTGGTCTACACCTACGACAAGGCCAAGAAATACGCCGCCAGCGAGATCATTGATCTGGCGTTCATGATGAAGTCTGACGGTATTGGCCACAAGGGGCCGATAATGTCGAACAAGGACGTGATCGGGCGGGCGATTGCCGCGACGAAATACGGCGAGAAATACCTGATCGGCGGTGGCGTCCCCCCCTTCGCTGTCACCGGGAATTTTCAATCCGGCGCGGCTATGAAGCGGGCTGCGGATGATCTTGAGGCTTCGGTTGACAAGGCCGCGCGAGAGGAACGCTTGGCGCTGATCCTGCCGACTGGCTTGGACATCAAGGCAATCGGTGCCGAGCCTGAGAAAAACCAGCTTGTCGAGACGCAGCGTTTCGACGTGGAGCAGATCGCGCGCATCTACTCAATTCCGCCGACATTCCTCCAAGACCTGACCCACGGCACGTTCAGTAACACGGAGCAGCAAGACCTGCATTTCGTGAAACACACCCTGAAGCGCTGGATCGAACAGGCCGAGCAGGAAATGAACCTGAAACTGTTTGGCCGAGGTGCCAAGCAATACGTCGAGTTCAATGTAGATGGCCTGCTGCGCGGCGACTTCAAGACCCGCATGGAGGGTCATTCTATGGCGATCCAGAACGGCATCGAAACGCCGAACGAGGCGCGCGAGATCGAGAACCGGCCCGCGCTGGAAGGTGGCGACAGCCTGATGATCCAAGGCGGGACAGTTCCAATCACTCAACAGCAACAGCCCAACGGAGGCGAAGAAGATGGAATTTGAGGCGCGTGGCAAGCATGTGCGTCTGCCCGCCGAGGTCCGGGCTGATGATGACGGCATCCTTGTTGAAGGCTATGCAGCCATATTCAACGAAGAAACGGATATTGGCGGGTATTTCCGAGAGAAGATCGAACCGGGGGCTTTTTCGGAAGCAATCGGGCGCGATGATGTGGTTTTCCTGATCAATCACGATGGGTTGCCGCTGGCGCGCACCCGCTCCGGCACCCTGACGCTTTCCGAGGACGACAAGGGGCTGAAAATCAGCACCCGTCTTGAGGAAGGCGATCCGGACGTTGCCCGCATCGTCGGCAAGATGAAGCGCGGCGATCTGGACAAGATGAGTTTTGCATTCTGGCCTGATGTTCAGGAATGGGACGACAGCGGCGATATCCCGCTTCGCACGATCAAGAAGGCGTCCCTGCATGACGTGTCGATTGTGACGACGCCAGCCTATGACGGCACAGAGATCGGCCTTCGCAGCCTTGAGGCGATGCGGACGGAACAAATCAAAGAGAACAACCGCAACGCGGCGCGACTGCGCCGTATGCGTATGAACCTGCGCGCGGCCCGCGCAGAGGGCTAAGGCACCGCGCCTGAGCCTACCACCCGGCCCGCCGTGATGGCGGCGCCTTTTCCCTTAGAAGGAGCCTTAAAATGGCAACTGTGAAAGAACTCCGCGAGGAGCAGGCGCGGATTGCGACAAATGCCCGCTCGAAATTCGATGAAATCAAGGACGACACGCCCGAAGAGCGCGCCGCCGAGATCGAACGCGAATTTGACGCCATGATGGCAGATCACGACAAGATCGGCAGCAAGATCGAACGCCAGGAGCGGCTTGAGGCCGCCGAGGAACGCATGAACGCGCCCGACCCGCGCCGCCCGAATGAGAGTGGCGAGGCACGTGGCGTCGATGGTGGCGAAGGCCCGACATACCGCGAAGCGTTCCATGCCTATCTTCGCGCACAAGGCAACATTGGTGCCATGCACGAAGAGGAACGGGCAGTTCTGCGCGGTGGATACGCTGCTGTTGAACAACGCGCTCAAACTACCTCTGACAGCGCAGGCGGGTATACCGTCCCGACCGAGATGGTGAACTTCATCGTCAAGTCGATGGCAGCATATGGCCCGATGTATGATCCCGGCATCACGACCGAAATGGTCACGAGTGGCGGCGGTCAGATCACCATCCCGACCGTTGACGACACCAGTGCAGTTGTAGTGAAGCATTCCGAGGGTGTTACACTCACTGATGACGGTGGCTCGGATGTGACGTTCGGTGAGAAAACGCTTGACGCTTATGCGTTCGATACCGAATGGCTGCGCGTTTCGAAAGAATTGGTCGATGACAGTGCTTTCAACATTGAACAATTCCTTGGCGAACTTCTCGGCGAGCGCCTTGGCCGTCGCGCCAATACCGAACTGACGACCGGCGATGGAACTGGCGATCCCAACGGCATCGTGACCGCATCTACCAAGGGTGTTGATGCGGCTGGTGCGGCTGCGGTGACTGCGGACGAATTGATCGACCTGCTGCATTCGGTTGATCCCGCCTATCGTGCGTCCCCGCGTTTCCGCTGGATGATGAACGACAGCACCTTGGCCGCTCTTCGCAAGCTGAAGTATGGCGATGGTCATTACATCATTCAGACCGATTTCCGCGACGGGCTGCAGGAGCGGATGCTTGGCTATCCGTTTACGGTCAACCAAGCGATGCCGAGCCTCGGCACCGGAAACAAGCCCATCGTTGTGGGTGATTTCGGCAAATACATTGTCCGCAAGGTTGGTCAACCGCTGATCGGGGCGATTCAGGACAAGGATTTCTGGCCGGGCTTCGGTGTCGCCGGATACATCCGTTTTGACGGTGAGCTGTCCGATACTGCGGCTGTCAAGCACATCCTGAACGCATAAACATGACGGGGCGGCACACGCCGCCCCGCACTTTAGGAGTTTCCAGACATGGCAAACGAAAACACAAGTGTGAGCATTGAGCAGGGCGGCAACGTTCTGAATCTTGGTGGTGTAAAGCTGACTTGGGACGGGTCGAACCTTGTTATCACGGGGCTTCCGACTTCTGATCCTACTTCGGCTGGCGCGCTTTGGTCAAATTCCGGCGTTCTTACCGTGAGCGCGGGCTGATGCGCGTAAAACTTCTTATTTCCCGCGCCACGCTGAAAGGATGCGAGGTCGCGGGGAATGAAATCGACGTTTCGGACGCCGAGGCCAAGCGCATGATCGAGGCAGGGCAGGCAACTCCTGTGCGCCGCGCAAAGCCTGAGACGGCCATTCCGAAGCGTAAGGCGGAAAAGGCCAGCAAGTGATGGAAACGCTTCTCAATCGCACTGCTGCGCCAGCGTCACAGCCTGTATCGCTGTCTGACGCAAAGACGCAATTGCGCGTGGATCACAGCGAGGAGGATATTTATATCTCTGGCCTCGTTGCTACCGCAACGGCTGCGGTTGAGGAAATGACGGGCCGTGCGCTGATCACTCAAACGTGGTCTCTGGCGATGAACGGCGCGTCTGGCCGGGTATACCTGCCAAAGACGCCCGCACAGTCGATCAGCAGCATCACATACTACGACCGGGACGAGGTATCGCAGACAGCTACTGCCGCGAACTTTCACCTGTTTTCTGACATTTACCGCGCATGGATTGAGCCGAAAAACGGCTATGACTGGCCTGATGTGTTCGACCGGCAGGACAGCCTGACGATTAGCTATGTGGCGGGTTATGGCTCTGCAAATGCCGTGCCGATGGAACTGAAACACGCGATTTTGATGCTTCTGTCCCACTGGTATGAGGAGCGCCGCGCGGTGTCCGAGCAACTGTTACGCGAGGTTCCGTTTTCCGTGCAGTCTCTTGTCGGTCTGCATCGGCGCGGGTGGATCGGGGCATGATCGGACGCCTTGACCAGCGCATAACGCTGCAATCGCGCACAGAGACAAGCGACGGCGCAGGCGGCACAGAGACGGCGTGGGGAGACTTTTCGAGCGTTCCGAAGGTATGGGCAAAGGTCGATGCCTTGAGCGGTTCTGAGCGTGTCGAGGAAGGCGCATTCAACGCATCTGGCATGTGGCGGTTTACGATCCGAAACCGTGACGATGTGTCGGAGAAGGATCGCATCAAGTGGGGCGGTGATTTCTACAATATCCGGCAGGTCAGCCGGATGGGCGGTCGCGCCATGTATCTCGAGATTGTCGCGGAGCGAGGGGCACCGCAGTGAAGATCAGTACCACAATTCGCGGGATTGATGACGTGAATGATCTTCTAAGCCAGATCGCACCGAAGCAGGCCCGCAATATCATGCGCTCAACCGTGCATGACATGGCCGGGAAGGTCCGCAACGATGCGAAGAAGTCTATGCCGACTGATGAAGGCACGATGAAGCGCTTGACCAAGGCAAAGCGTGAGCGCCTGCGGAGTTTCGATGATCGTGTCCGCTCAACGGTAAGGGTGGGGCGCAAGGCGTTTTACTGGCGGTTTCTTGAGTATGGCGACGGCCCTGACGGGGTTGAATACGCCTTTTTCATGCATGCCGTTCAGAAAATGCAGACCTCCATGCAGGCCATGTTTCTGCAATCGTTCTTGAAGAAATTCGAACAGACACTGGCGAGGGCAAGGAAACGTCATGGGGGCTGAGTTTGAATTTCAGAAGGCGATTTATTCTGTTCTGAGCGCCAATGCCACGCTTGCCGCCATTGGCGCAAGGATCGTGGATTTCGGCCCGTCTGATGAAGATGCCGCAACTATCTTTCCATACGTGTCCATCGGCGATGCCAGCCTTGCCGAATGGGATACTGACGACACGACCGGGTTCAATGTTCTGGTGCGTGTGCATTCATATTCCGCCCAGAGTGGCGTGAAGGAAACCAAGGCGATGCAAAGCGCGATCTACGCCGCGCTGCACCTGCAAGCCCTGTCTGTCACTGGATACGAAACAATTCTTTTCCGCCGCGAGGATAGCAGCGTGATGCGAACATCGCGCGGCGCGTTCCACGGTGTCTGCGAATATCGGGGATACCTGGACAAAGCCTGATCCGCGCCTTGGGCAAGCGCAGACCGGAACGCTGTGAAGCGTCCCTTTCCCTTAGAAGGAGCCTAAATCATGGCTAAGACAGCGGGCCGCGATTTCGTGGTCAAAAAGAACAGCACCGCGATTGCTGCTGTTCGGACAAAAAGCGTAACTTGGAACGGCACACCCATCGACATTACCAACGATGATGACGCGGGCGCGACCACCTATCTTTCCGATGCTTTCGCCAGCACGACGCTTGAAATCTCGGTTGAAGGCCTGACCGACGACGATGTGCTTTCCGATTTGGCGTTCAGCACTACGGACAGCGACAAGTTTCTGTCCGACCTGACGCTCGAACGCGCGAACGGCGATGTGATTTCCGGCAATTTCATTCTGACAAACTATGTCGAGAATGGGCAGTACCAGGAAGCCACGACCTTTACCGCAACGCTTGTGCGTAACGCCGCGCACACTTGGACTCCGGGCGCATAATGCAGGGATTTGAGGATGTGAAAGTGTCGTGGAAAGGTGCGGATTACACAATCCGCGCGACCGCGATGATGCCGCTTGTCGCCAAGATGGAGGATATTCTGTCGGGCGACAGCGGCAAGCCCGCCGTGCAGGTTTTGACGACTGGCAACGGTCCTAGCGTCCCGCGCCTTTCAATGGCGTATGCGGCGGCGCTGCGCCATGCTGGCGCGAGCGTCAGTGATGATGAGGTATATCTTTCGATCATCAATGACTTCGCGCAGGGCAATGCGGACGTTGCCACAAAAATTCAGATGGCCATTCATGCGCTTCTGGCAATCATGGCGCCGCCAATTGCTATAGCGATGGCGGCTGATTTTGACGACGACGAAAAAAAGAACCAAGCGGCGGAATCGTAAAAGGTCTGCACGATCTTCTGGTCGGCAGCGGGTGGGTTACGCCGCTTGAATTTTGGCAACTATCGCCCGGTCAAGCGTGGTGGGTGGTGAGCGCGCGGATGCCAAAGAGCGTCACATCGGCTCAGGAAACCCGCTCCAATCTCTACACGATGCTCAAAGAGGCCAAGGCAAAGGAGGCTTGACTTATGGCGAAAGTCGTCGGTGATATTGCCGTTGAAGTCTCTGCCGATATTGGCCCGCTACAGCGCGAACTGAACAAAGGCACAAGGTCGGTCAAGGGCTTTGGCAGCAATGCCGAGAAAGTC